TGGTGGAAGAGGCGAGGACGAATCTGGTCCTGCACAACCGGGACATGACCAACGCTGTCTGGAACAGCATTGGGACGGGGGTGACGGCGAACTTCTCCACGGCCCCGGACGGGACGCTGACGGCTGATCGGTTGGAGTTTACGGACGCAACCAGCCAGCTTTACCAATTCGTAAGTGGGGTGTCCACTTCGACCACCTACACCATGACTGGCTACGCCAAGATGGCGAGCGGTACGGGGGATTTCCGGTTCAAGTGGTACAACGCCCAGACTGCCTCGGACGTACTCAGCGCCGACCAGGCCGTGACTGCAAATTGGCAGCGGTTCTCGTTCACGTTCACGACCGGGAACGATGTTTCCAGCTTCAACATTGCTCTGTACGCGGGCACCTCCGGTGCCCAAAACGTGGAGTTTTGGGGCGTCGGTCTGGAGCAAGGCTCGTTCGCCACCAGCTACATCCCCACTGCTGGCTCCACCGTCACCCGTACAGCCGACAGCCTGACGATGACGGGGACGAACTTCTCCAGCTGGTTCAATGCCAGTGAGGGGACGTTTGTGGTGGAGTTCGAGCCGCCTGCGGTCCTTTCCACGTTCCCGGTGCTGCTTGGACACGATTCCGGTTCTACGGCCGGGATGTACTTGTTCAGTAACACGGTCGGGCATTGGAACGGAAGTGTTGACCTAAGCATTGCAGAGACAGTCATTCAAGGGGTGTCTAACAAGATGGCCTTGGCGTTTAGTGGAACGACCTCCCGTGCCATCGCGCTTAACGGCGGCACTGTTGCCGAGGATGCTAATAGCGCAGGCAGCTTCGATGGGCTGTTCTTCGGCAAGCCTGGAGGCGCTGCGAATCAGGTACTGAACTCGCACATCCGCTCCCTGCGCTACTACAACAAGCGCCTGCCCAACGCGCACCTGCAGGGCCTGACGCTGTAGCAACACCCCCATCGCCAACAGCCCACTGAGGCACACACCCATGGCAACGTCCAAGAAGTCCCCCGCCAAGGCCCGGAAACCGGCCAAGGCGCCCGCCAAACGCCCCGCCCGCACCACGAGCATCGCCAAGGAGGCCCAGGCCCTGAAGCGCGCCGTGGAGCGCCAGGCGGAGAAGCCCCGCAAGACCGGCCGCCGCACGGGGGACGACGCCATCGACTGGGAGGCCGTCGAGCGCGACTACCGCACCGGGCGCTTCACGGACACGGAGCTGGCCACCAAGCACGGCTGCAGCCGCCAGAGCATCCTGCGCCGCAGGGAGAAGGACAAGGCCGCCGGCCACCCCTGGGCCAAGGACTTGAGCCAAGCGGTGCGCGAAGCGACGAGGGCCGCGCTCGTGGAGGAAACGGTACAGGAAGGCGTCAGGAATGTTACAGACGCCGTTCTCATAGCTGCCGAAGTGAATAAGGCGGTGATCCTTCAGCACCGATCCGATCTAAAGGCCATGCGCGATCAGTGCTTCGCGCTGCTGGCCGAGCTGCAGGCGGCCAACGGCACCATGGAGGAGCTGCGCGGCGTGCTGGAGACGCTGGAGGAGTTCGAGACCAGCGCCATTGAGGGCGATCCCGACCTGAGCGAGCGGGACAAGGACACCAGGCTCAAGCGCCTGAGCAAGAAGTTCGACGCCATCCGCAAGGCCGCGTTCGAGGCCGCCGACATCCATAACCGGGTGGGTTCCGCGCAGAAGCTGATGGCGCTGCTGAAGGAAGCGCAGACCATGGAGCGCAAGGCCTTCAACCTGGACGACGATCCCGACGGGAAGAAGGCGGCCGGCGGCTACGAGAGCGTGCTGGACAAGGTGGGCCTGGATTAGGGTTCGACGAGCTGGACAACGGACGGGGCGTGTAGGACACTGCCGACGCTTCCCGCTCGGCCGCTAGTCCCGGCACCCACGAGTGGGCCAGGTGAGCCGACCGGACCTGGAGGGTGTTTGGAGATCGCCCTGGGCCATACGACCCCGTACCCCACGGGGCACGCGACTGGCAGGGGAGGCGGCATACGCAGCAGCACCAGACGGGCCTGACCCGGCCCGCCAAGTCCGCCAGGCGCAAGCCAGATGGTGTAGCGGCCCCAACAACCTCAACGAGGAGCTACTGTGCCCACGAGCTACGACATCATCACCGTCGCCATGACGGCCCTCATCACCAGCATCGTCGTCGGGTGCCCCGCCTACTGGCGCGGCTGGCTGGCTGGAGAACGCGAGACGCTGGCCGACCTGGGCCTGGGTGATGCCGGCCCCACGGTGTTCCCCGACAGCAGCGAGAGCGAGGTGGGCTCGATGTTCTGGCACGGCGGCAACGGGGGCGCGAACGGCGCGCACATCGACCCCATGGACGAGGCGGAGGCCGAGATGCACAGCGCATACCTGGGTCGGGCCTCGAAACCCAGCGGAACCAACGTCGGTTCTGCAGCCGAAACCCAGTCGGTTCCCATGGGCGGCCTGGCGATGATCGAGCAGGAGTTCGACCGGCTCGCGCACGACGCCGTCACCCCCATGCAGCGGGCCATGGCCAAGCAGATCATGGAGTACGACCCCAACGCGCGGCCGGTGGTGAACGGCGTGGAGATCGAGCGAGAAACCCAGTCGGTTTCGCAAGAACCCAGCGGGTTTCCGGCAAACGAATGGGTGGCGGCCAACAGCATCCGCACCGAGGTAATCCCCTTGGCCGACTTCACGCCGCTGCCCAAGGAGGTGGAGCGTGTGCCAATGGCGGCCATCGAGACGCGCCGCGTGCTGGAGGACTCCGGCGTGCAGGCCGCGCTCAAGGCGGCCGGCTTCGGGCCTGGTGACGGCCAGAACGACAGCTACCCGCAGCTCGTGACCGGCGCGCAGGCCATGGGCGTGGCCGACACCGAGGAGATGTTCTCGCTGGCGCAGAACCGCGAGGTGGTGCCGGCCGGCGGCGGGGTGCTGCACACCATGCCCCACAAGCAGCGCTCGCCGCTGGAGGCCACGCAGGACTACCACGCCAACCGCGACCGGGGCCAGGCATGACGCACGACGAGCTGGTGATCCGCGCCGGCAAGTGGCTGGCGGCACGCGGCTGCAGCCTGGTGCTGCGCGAGCTGGTGACGATGCAGGCCGAGCAGCCCGACGCCATTGGCTGGCGCAACAACGGCCGCATGAGCTACCTGGTGGAGTGCAAGGCCACGCGCGGCGACTTCCTCAAGGACAAGGCCAAGTCCTTCCGCCGTGATCCGCACAAGGGCATGGGCGCCTTCCGCTACTTCCTGTGCGAGCCGGGCCTCATCATGCCCCACGACCTTCCCCCGCGCTGGGGGTTGCTGTACTGCCACGCCAAGTGCATCAGCACCGAGGTGGGCCACCGCGTGGGCAGCATCGTGCTGGAGGGCGATCCCTGGTACTGGCGGCAGCACGAGCGCAACCTGCCAGGCGAGATGGTGATGATGCACAGCGCGCTGTCGCGGCTGCGGGTGGACATGGGAGATGCCCGCTTCGACGAGCGCATCCACCTGTCCTACATGAACCGCCAGGCGGAGAAGGCCGCCGCGTAGTCTTGCGCACCCGTCCCGCCTGCGGTACGATGGGCGCTCGTCAACCGCAAGGGGATAGCCCATGGAATCGCAACAGCAGGCCACCGCCGTGGCAGAATCCAGCCTCACGCCGATCACCGGCAGCTCGAACATCAAGGCGTACAGCTACGAAGCCGACGAGCAGCGCCTGGTGATCCAGTTCACCAACGACGCGGCCTACGCCTACCCGCAGGTGCCGGCCGAGACCTTCCAGTCGTTCCTGGCCAGCGAGAGCAAGGGCCGGTTCTTCGCGGCGCACCTGAAGGGCTGGACGGGCGCGCACCGCATCCAGCTAGTCCTCCATCACGCCAGTACCCTTCCCGCCGCACCTGGGGCTGCACCCTCACTCCCGGAAGACCAGCCAACCGGCAAGACGTACAAGGACGTTGACGAGCTGTTCTCCGCTATGGGCATTCCGCCCAGCTCCGGGGGGAGCGATGAGCAGATTGCCCGCCGACTTGTCGCATGGGACGACAGCGGTAACACGCAAGGCGAGCACCACGAAACACTGCGTGAAATCATCAACAGCGCCCGTGCCGCCCTCTCCAAAGCATCCCCACCCTCAGATCGGCAGGAAGGGGGACAGGCGTGAACACCGATTTCCTAAAGCAGTTCGCCCGCTCCCGCCGCAGTATTTCCCGCTGGCCCGATTGGATGCGGCGTGCAGCCCGTATGGCTTTTGCGACTTTTCCGAAGCCCGCCACCCCATCAACCCCACCCGCTGGTCAGCGAAAGGAAGGCAGCGAATGAACGACAGAGAACTGATCGACCGCGCCCAAGGAATTGCCCGTGGGCTCTCCTACAACGACAAAAAGCACGGTGCTGTGAAGCACACGTTGCACGAGCTGAGCCACCGTTTGGGCGCAAAGACTCTGCGTGTCCACAAAAAAGACGACGGGCTTCTGCTAGTGACGGCCTTCGGGCGGAGCCGCTTTCTCACGCTGGGCGAGCGCGTTTTGTATCGCCTGTTCGGGGTGGTGCCGCCAATCGAAGGCTGGAAGGGTGCCAAGGAATGAACACCGACAACACCGAGCACTTGCAAATGGTCGAGGACTGCGAGAGGCGCGAGTCCAAGCTGACCGCATGGGAGCACGACTTCATCGTGAGCATCCGCGATCAACTCGAAGCTGGGCGCAGGCTCAGCGAAAAGCAGGCCGACCGGCTGGATGCAATTTGGGAGCGTGTGACATGACCCCCGACTCCACCGCAGGTAGCGCAGCACCGGCAGGGCCGAGCGACGTGGAGCGCGCAGACGAATGGCTGCTCAAGGTGTATGCACACTTGCAAGAGGCGCTGCGTATCCCGACGATGCCGTGGCCTGACCCCGGCGCGCACGGCCACGAAGTCACGGCAAGGGCTATCCACTCGTCCTACTGTGCCTTGCGCTTCAAGATCATGGACGCCATCGCCGAACTGACGGCGACCAGAGTAGCCGTTACGGCATTGCTGGCCGACCGTGCCACCCGTGGTGCGGCAGGGGCGGAAGGCATGGTGGGTGATCGAGGGGCGCTGAGCGCAAGGATGCTGACGGACGCGGAAATCGGCCAGTGCATGACCGCGCATCTGCGCCGTGAGGACGTGTACGCGCACGCCATCGTCCGCAAGTTCTGCGAGGTCAACGGAATCAACCTCTCCAGCGAGAAGGAGGACTGACCGCATGAATACGACAAAAAAGACCAAGCCCCCTAAGCGGCTCAATACCATCGCGGCCGCGTCCGCAGTCACCGCGCTCACCACGCAAGCCGTGAAGGAGGCCAGCGACAACTTCACCCGCCAGGTGACGACCACCGCCACGCACATCCACATTCTGCTGGCGCTCGACGGCCTGCCCACGCTCAACACGGTGCAGGCAATCCGCGAGAAGGTGCGACCGTTCGAGCTCGCCAACCTGCTGGCCGAGGTGGTGGCCGACGCCATCGAGCAGGGCAAGCCCGAGCGCGACATCGGCATCCAGTGGGAGATGGCGATGCTGCCGGACGGCACGCTGCCCAACATCATCAAGATGGTGCGCCTGTTCGCCGGCCTGGGCACCGAGCACGAGATCGCGGAGGACAACCTGGAGCGCCACCGCATCGCCCTCAACGCAACGAGCGGCCCGAGCGAGCCGCTGAAGGATGAGGCATGAGCACGTACACCAGCTGCGAGGTGCGCTACGACGCGAAGGCGCTACGCGAACACCTGCTGGCCATCGGCCTGGTGCCGGGCTCGCGCAAATGGACCGAGGTGGCCATGCGCAAGGCCAAGAGGTTTCTGCTGCGATGACCGACAACGTCAAGACCTTCCCCGGCGCCAAGCGCCCCGATGGACCGCACGAGGTCAACCCCGGCCTGGTGTACGTGGCCGAGCAAATCCTGGAGCGCGTCAAGCGCGGCGAGATCGTGCAGCTGTGCGCGGCCGGCGTGCTGGCCAACGGCGATGTCACCACGGTCCTGGGGCCGGGCGGCGACTACCGCTTCACCATGCTGGGCGCCCTGGAGCACCTGAAGGCGCGCTACCACCAGCGCTCCATCGAGTTCAGTTGACGCCGGGCGCAGCTGCGCTACCATGGGGCATTGTCTCTTTCGTCAGACATACCAGCCATCCACCAGGAGGACGCCCATGAAGTAATCCGCCACAGCCCCCTTGCTCCCTCGAAGCCCGCCACCCGGCTGGCTTTGTTCCATCCCCATCTCACAGAGGACACCATGAACACCCCCCAGCACATCGAGCTTCCCACTGTGGGCCGCCGCGTCCACTTCCATGCGAACGGCGCCGACCTGATCGGCCAGGGCATCATCAACCACGACTTCGCCAGGCTGGACCGCGATCCGCAGCCCATGGACGCGGGCATCGCCTACGTCTTTCCGCCCCCGCCCACCCACGCCTTCGACCCCATGGGCGCCTACCAGCTGGTGAACATCAGCCTGTTCGACCACAACGGCAACCACCACGGCATGGTCGCCGTGCCGTTCCGCCAGCCGCACGAGCCCGTGCCGGATACGGGCCGCGTGTACGTCGAGTGGATGCCCTACCAGAACAAGAAGCACCAGCAGGAAGCCACGGTCTCGGCTGCGTCCCTCGCCGGCCTGCGGCTCGAAGCCGGCGCCGTCGGCGGCGAGCCCGCGCTGGGCACGAACTACGGCAGTTCGCAGTCGTCCGCCGGCTGATCCTCTTGTAGGCGAAGGCCTACTCGCATACCATCCGAGGCCCAGGCACAGCTCAGCTGCCTGGGCTTTTTTTATCCCTCACTGCAGGAGAACCTCATGAGCAAATCCGCGCTTCAGATCGCAGCCGAGCTGCACGCCATCGACACCCTGGAGGACGGCCGCGTCACCAACGGCCAGCACTTCAAGACCGCCCGCCGCATGCTGCACGAGCAGCTGCTGGAGGTGCTGACCAAGGAGGCCGAGGAGAAGGCCGCCAAGTCCACCATCTCGGCTGGCGGCCTGGCGAGCATCGACCACCACATCCGTCCCATCCACGTCGGCGTCGATGTGGGCAAGGGCTTCGACTTCTCCGGTGTGGGCCTGTACGGCGCCAGCATCCCCGAGATCGCGCGTCGCACCGCCAGCATGCTGGGCGCCAACACCAAGAAGGTCGAGGTGGATGTCGAAATCGTGGCGAGCACCACCGGCGGCTTCAAGTCGGCCACCGTCACCCTGCCGAGCGGGACGCCGCTGGTGTTCTGGCGTATGGGAAACGAGACCAATGGCCAGTTCGTGGACGTGGTGGCCAACACCTTCCAGGAGCCGGTGCGTGCCGTGGTGCGCGAGGCGATGACCCACGCGCGCAACGAGATGGAGTCCAAGTTCCCGGCCACCGCCGGCCACGCCGAGAAGCAGCTGTGGAGCCCGTGGCAAGGCAAGGTGGGTATGAACGGACAGAACCTGCCCCGCGTCGCCCTGGTGGACGTGAAGCTGCGCAACGGCAACGCGATCTACGGCCGCCGCGTGGACGACCTGATGTGGGGCTGGCCGGTGGCCGAGTGCGGCAGCGACATCGTCGCCTGGCGCGAGCATGCGCCGCAGGTGGCCGAGCAAGGCGCCAACCTGCCCGAGGGCTTCGTGCGCTGGAACGGTGACGGTGTCCACCCGGTAGGCATGGTGGAGGTGTCGATGATCCTGGGCGGCCAGCTCACGACGCTCCCGCCGGTCCCCGCCTACGTGATCGACTGGAGCAGCAAGAACATCCTGGGCTACCGCCAGGTGTACGAGACCCGCGCCAACTGAGCGAACGCGCGCCGGCCGCCTGCCGGCATTCAACGGAGAGAGCGATGAGTTATTCGATTGGAGTGTTGGCCAGCAGCAAGGTGGAAGCCCGTGCCGCCGCCGAGGAGAAGTTCAATAGCACGGTGATCGCCACGCAGCCGGTCCACATGCACGACAAGGCAGCGGCCCTGGCCAACGTGGACCAGGCCCTGGCGCTGGTGAGCGAGCCGGCCGAGGGCCAGGAGATCAGCGTGAGCATGCACGGCTACATGAGCTTCGTCGGCTCGCATGACCAGCCCGAGCGCATCACCAACGTGGCCGTCAGCACCACGGTCAGCCTGGTCAACAAGGCGCCGGCCTAGTAACGATGGCGCAGGCAGAGCGAGACATCCAGGTGGAGAACCTGCGCCGCATGGTGCAGGACTTCGACTTCTACGCTCGCCACTGCCTGCGCATCCTCCCCAAGGACGGCGGCGCTCCTGTTCCCTTCGTGATGAACCGCGCACAGCGGTACATCCACGAGCGCATCGAAGAACAACTGGCCAAGACGGGGCGCGTGCGCGCGCTGCTGCTCAAGGGCCGACAACAAGGCGGCTCCACCTACATCCAGGGCCGCTTCCGCTGGAAGATCAAGCACCGCAAGGGCCGCAAGGCCTACGTGGTGGCGCACGAACAGGCCGCGACGAACAACCTGTTCAAGATGGCCAAGCAGTTCCACGAGAACGAGCCGGCCGATGTGAAGCCCGTGCTGGGCGCGTCCAACGCCAACGAGCTGTGGTTCAGCAAGTTGAACAGCCGCTATGAGGTGGCCACCGCCGGCACCAAGGAGATCGGCCGCTCGGGCACCGCGCAGTACCTGCATGCGTCGGAGTACGCCTTCTGGCCCAACGCCGAGAGCCACTGGGCCGGTATCGGCCAGGTGGTTCCCCCGCTGGACGACACCGAGGTAATCGTCGAGACCACGGCCAACGGCATCAACAACGACTTTGCCCGCCGCTGGAAGCGCGCAGAGGCCGGCATCGGCGACTTCATCGCCATCTTCGTGCCGTGGTTCTGGCAGGAGGAGTACGTCCGCGAGGTGCCCGAGGGCTGGGAGCGCACCGACGAGGAGGAGGAGCTGGTCGAGCTGTACCAGCTCACGGACGAACAGCTGTCGTTCCGTCGCAACAAGATCGAGGACGACTTCAAGGGCGACACCTCGCGCTTCCAGCAGGAGTACCCGTGCTGTGCGGCCGAGGCCTTCGTCGCCACCAACCGCAACCTGCTGATCCCGATTGCCCAGGCCATGCGCGCGCAGCTGCGCGCTCCGATCCGCTCGGGCGCGCTGGTGGCCGGCCTGGACCCCGCTCGCTTTGGCGACGACCGCACGGCGCTCGTGGTGCGCCAGGGGCGCGCGGTGGTCTCGTACAAGACCTACGACAAGCACGACACCATGGAGGTGGCTGGCGTCGCCGCGCGCCTGCTGGAGAAGAACCCGAACATCCAGATGCTGTTCATCGACGTGATCGGCGTGGGCGCTGGCGTGGTGGACCGCCTCAACGAGCTGGGGTTCGGAGAGGATGGCCAAGGCAGAGTCATGGGCGTAAACTTCAGCCACAAGGCCAGCGACGAGGACGCCTACGTCAACAAGCGCAGCGAGTGCTGGGGCGAGATGGCCGAGTGGTCAAAGAACGGAACGATCCCCGAGGGGGATGAATGGTTGGCCGATGTCACGAGCACGGCATTCAGCTACGACTCGCGTAGTCGGGTCAAGCTGGAAAAGAAAGAGGACGTGAAGAAAGAGTCGGGCAAGTCGCCTGACCTGGCCGATGCGTTGGCCCTCACGTTCGCCGAGCCAGTGATACAGGCGCCTTCGCGTGGACCGACCATCAATGCCCGCAAGGTGCTTGACGAGCAAACCGGGTACTGAGGATGGACACGACTACGACGGAAGCACCCGCACCGCTGAAGGTGCGCAAGTCTCGCAAGCGCCTGGAGGCGCCCAGCGCGCCCACCATTCCGCAGGACGAGACCTTCGACATCCCCAAGACGGAGATGCCGGACCCCGAGGCGGAGCGCGCGCGCCAACAGGCGTTGAGCGAGCAGCGCCGCCAGCGCATCCACTCCATCGCCAACGAGGTGAGCGGCATGATCTCGGCGGCGGTTGCCGCGCGCGAGGCCAGCGGCGTCGAGCAGCGCTGGCGCGAAGACCTGACGTTCTACTACGGCAACGAGCAGATCGTCCGGCAGATTCAGGGCGTCATCAACCAGGCACTGAAGGACAAGGTCAAGTCCACCAACGACGGCACCGGCGAGAAGCAGACGCGCTCGACGATCAGCGTGAACATCACGCGGCCGAAGGTGAACGCAGCGTTCGCCCGCCTGAGCGACATGCTGCTGCCGGTGGACGACCGCAACTTCGCCATCGAGCCCACGCCAGTGCCGCAGCTGTCCGACGATCTCACCGAGCAGGACAAGCTGGTGGCCGGTAGTGACGGCACCGTGGTGACGGCCAAGCAGAAGTTCGACGCCGACATGCAGAAGGCGCGCACGTCGGCCGACGCCATGCAGCGCGAGATCGACGACAACCTCACCGAGTGCGACTACAACAGCGAGGCGCGCAAGCTGCTGTTCCAGGCCACCTGCCTGGGCACGGGCGTGATCCGTGGCCCGGTGGCGGCCATGCGTACCGAGCGCTCGTGGTCCGAGACGGACGGCGAGTGGCGCATGCGGGTCGTGGAGAACGTGGTCCCCGAGTCGCGCTGGGTGGACCTGTTCAACTTCTACCCCGACCCCGCGTGCGGCGGCATCATCAAGAACGCCCGCTACATCGTGGAGCTGGGCGAGTACAACGCCCGCATGCTGCGCGATCTCCGCGACCAGCCGGGCTACATCACCGAGAACATCGACCGCTGCCTGTCGCAGCCGCCGGGATCGGTGCGCCGTCCCAAGAGCGAGACGCAGATCGTCAATGGCGCCTACGTCGCGGCCGACCAGCAGATGTACGAGGTGTGCCACGTCACCTGCGAGCTGACGCGCGGCCAGCTGCAAGACCTGGGCATCAAGGGCCTTGGCGGCAAGCGTGCGGTGCGCAACGCGCAGGGCGACATCGTGCGCTGGGAGCTACTGGACTGCCCCGAGGAGAAGCTGCAGGAGGCCGTCGGCGCCTGCGTGGTCATGTGCAACAACATGCCCATCAAGGCCTACCTCAACCCGCTGAAGTCCGGCGACCTGGGCTACGACGTGTTCTGCTACGAGCCCGTGCATGGCCAGCCGTTTGGCCTGGGCGTGGCGTACCTGATGCGAAGCCCGCAGCGCGTGCTGTCCACGGCCTGGCGCATGGTGATGGACAACGCAGCCCTCACCATCGGTGGCCTGGTGGTGCTGGACAAGACGTGCGTGGAGCCCGCCGACGGCAACTGGGACTTGTACGGCGGCAAGGTCTTCTACAAGGTCAAGGGCCTTGCCGCCGCCGGCAAGGTGGAGGAGGCCTTCAAGGTGTTCCAGATGGAAAGCCATCTGGACAAGCTGGAGAAGATCATCGCCCTGGCGATGAAGTTCGCCGAGGATGAGACCAGCCTGCCGTCGCTGATGGAGGGCAATCGTGGTGCCGCGCCCGACACCGTGGGCGGCATGACGCTGCTGATGAACAGCGCGAACGTCGTGCTCAAGGTGCTGGCCAAGCGCTACGACGACTTCGTGACCAAGCCGCACATCGGCCGCTACTACGAGTGGCACATGCTGTACTCGAAGAAGTCCGAGATCAAGGGCGACTTCAACGTTCTCGCGCGCGGCTCCACGCACCTGGTGGTGCGCGACCTGGCGCGGCAGTCGCTGATCGGCTTCATGCAGTACGCGGCCAACCCGCAGTGGGCGCCCTTCTTCAAGGACATGGGCTACCAGGCGCTGCGCAAGGTGGCCGAGGCCAACCACATCACGCCCGACGACGTGCTGGTGTCCGAGACCGAGGCGCCCAACGTCGTCAAGATGATCCAGGAGAACATGGCGCGCGCCGCGCAGGCCGCGCAGCAGAAGGGTCAGGGCGGTGGCGATGACGGCGCGAAGGCGCAGCTGGAGCAGCAGCGTCTGCAGATGGAGATGGACGACCGCAAGGCGCAACGCGATCACGAGCTGCAGATCAAGCAGATGGACTACCAGATGAAGGTCATGGAGTGGGCCGAGAAGCGCAAGATCAGCCTCGACCAGGCCCGCACTGAGCTGGCGAAGATCGTCATCACCGGCAACCAGAAGGACTCGCTGTTCAACAAAGAGGCCAGTATCAAGGCCGCCACCGGGCAGGGCATCTGATGAAGGCACCGGCGATCAACTATCGAGGCGATGCCTGGCGCGGCGTGGAGTTCGCGCTGGAGCAGGAGCTGAAGGACTTGGACATGCAGAACCGCAGCGTCCGCCTGTCGCCGGACGAGACGCTGCGCATCCGCACGCGCATCGAGCTGATCCAGGAGATGCTGGACTGGCCGAAGCCAGCAGAGGAGCGCCGCGAGTCCCCCGAATACGCCGTGCCCCAGGGCGGCTACAACACCTGATCCACCACCAGAAGGAGTAGGCCAATGGCCATCGACGACAAGACCCAGTCCCCCGCTCCGGCGCCCGCCGCCGACACGCCGGCACCGCAGGCCGAGCCCACCAACCTGGAGGAGGCCCAGGCGCTGTTCGACACCATCGTGGCCGAGACCGAGGCCAGCGAGGGTCGCGGCGCTGCGCCGTCGCCCGCGCCCAGCCCGCTGGACGGCGAGGAGGGTGCCACACCCGCTCCGCCGGCCGCCACGAGCGCGCCGGCCGATGCCCCTGCAGCCACCCCCGCCCCGAGCGCCGCACCCGCTGTGAGCCGCGAGGCGGCCCTCAGTGCCCTCGGCCTGACGGCGGCCGACGTGGACATGCTGCGCCAGCTGCCGAACGCCCTGAAGACCATGGGCGGCCGCGTCGCGCAGATGCAGGGCGAGCTGGCCAAGATGGGCAAGACCGTTGCCGGTCAGCAACAAGGTGGCGATGGCCCGAGCGACAGGCAGATCGACAACGCCGCCAAGAGCCCCGAGGCCTGGGAGAAGCTGGTCAAGGACTTCCCCGAGTGGGGTGCGGCCATCGAAGCGCGCCTCTCCACGATGCCCAAGGGTGGCCAGGAGATCGACCTGGCCGCCATGCGCAAGGAGATCAAGGAGGAGCTGAAGGCGGAGCTGCAGCAGGAGACCATCGCCGAGCGCCAGCAGCGCGAAGCGAAGGCCGCCGAGGAGGCCAACGACAGGGCCATCACCGAGAAGCGTCCCGAGTGGAAGCAGGAGATCAACTCGCCCGAGTTCATCGCCTGGTTCCAGAAGCAGACGCCGGAGCGCCAGAACTACATCCAGCGCGTGAAGGCGCCGACCGACGTGTTGTCCGTGTTGAACGAGTGGAAGCCGGCGCAGCAAAAAACTGTTGACACCGGCGTCGCGCCTGCTCAACAATCCGCGCAAGCGCCGGCAGCACATGCCGCCGCCCCAAGTTCTGCACCGGACGATTTGGCCGCTGCGGTGACGCCACGAGGCACGCGAGGTACGCCCAGGAAGTCTGTCGAAGACATGACGGACAAGGAAGCCTGGGAGTTCTACGCGAGCCAGTCGTAACCGCAGCGCTGGTCCTTCACTGAACCCTGGGCCAGCGCTCTCGTCAGGAGAGTGTTGTGCAGCAGGCATATTCCACCGTTCCCTCGCGGAACCTCATCAAGGCGGCTGTCGGCATGCTGAAGCATGCCGAGCCGCTGATCGTCGTCGGCGGCTTCGGGCAGACCAAGGAGCACCCGACCAGGTCCACCGACACCGTGGTGTTCCGCCGTCGGCGCGTGATCGACGCCGGCTCCAACGGCGTGGCCAACATCAACCCGCAGAACTACGTGCTGTCCGAAGGGCAGACGCCGAACGCGGGCACCATCAGCTACGACGACGTGAGCGTCACCCTGGAGCACTTCGGCGTGCTGCTGGAGTTGACGGCCAAGACCGAGCTGATGTACGAGGACGACGTGCCCGCCGACATGCA